ACCTGCTGACCCGCCTGGCGACGGACTTCGGCGCGATCGCCACCGTCAAGGCCGGCCGGCTGCTGTTCGTGCGGGCCGGCAAGGCCACCACCGCCAGCGGCAAGCCCCTGCCGGTGCTGAGTATCACCCGCCAAGTGGGCGACAGTCACCGCTTTGCCGTCGCCGACCGTGCCGGCCACACCGGGGTGCGCGCCTACTACAACGACCTCCACAAGGCCGAGCGCGCCAGCGTGCTGGTCACCGAGGACAACATCGCCGAAGCCAGCGAGCCGGTCACCGTGCGTGGGGTGAAGGAGCTGAGCCACATCTACGTGCGCAAGGCCAGCGCGGAGCGTGCGGTGCGGGAAGAGTGGCGGCAGTTGAATCAGGTCGGCAACCGCAACGAATACACCGGGGTCCGCGCCTGGTACTGGACCGACAAGCGCCGCACCGAGACGGCCTCCGTGCTGGCCGGTGAGGATGCGCCGCCCCCGGCACCGCCGGTCACCGAAGCCAGCGCCGAGAACGTCAAGACACTGCGCCACGTCTATGCGAGCAAGGACAATGCCCTGCGGGCGGCCCAGGCCGAGTACCGCCGCCTGCGCCGCGGCATGGCCACCTTCAGCATGACCCTGGCCCTCGGCCGGCCGGATGTGTCGCCCGAGTCCCCGGTGACGGTGGCCGGGTTCAAGCCCGAGATCGACGGCACGAAATGGCTGTGCGTGCGCGCCAGTCATCAGCTCGATTCCGGCGGCTACATCACCTCCGTCGACCTCGAGATGCGACCTGAAGACCCGGGAGTGTGAGACTTCACACCTTCTTCGCCCGGAGCATCTCAACCGTAACCGCGCTTTTTGCGGGCGGCTGGAACGCGATGTTCAGCAATACGTTCAGCGGCCCGGGCAAATCACGCCCACTCTCGTACCGACTCCCGCCAGACTGTGTCACGCCGAACAGGCTCCAGAACTCGCGCTGGTTCATTCCAGATTTTTTTCTGAGCAGTCTTACCTCAGGGCCTGTGTATTGATGGAGCTTATTTTCCATTCATTCACTCTCTCGCTATTGACAAACTGATTCACAAGGAACCCCATCACGATCACGATCGAGCTGTGTGGCGCCGCATTGCGTCAAATAAAATCTTGCCTCGGCGCAGTTGAGCATTTCTTTGCAATATCGTTTTCCAGAACAAGAAAATTTTTTACTTGAGTTTTCTTCAACCGATTTACCTGCATTTCCAGTAGCAACCTGCCTTGTACTGCCACGGCGCCACTCTGATGGATTGATAGGGCTAGGGTCTGACCAAAGGCCGATCTGCGATCGTTCAGCGGCTGCATGAGCAGCAAAGTACGCTTTGTCTCGCGCGTACTCCTTGTACACCCACGCCATCCCTGACTCAATCATCTGCAGATTGACGTCCCGCCCTTCAGAAATGATTTTTGCCACTACCCGGCCATAACGGTCAGTGGTCTCAGTCTTTAGTAAAACCCGTTTTCCAAAAACATGATCTGATAAAGCCTGCTTTGCGCGCTGACCAAAAGGCTGACTGCTTTCTGGCGCATCAATCTGTGCAAGCCTTACCTTTACCTGCCGTTTTTCATCAGTCAGGCATGTCAATGTATCGCCATCTGTTACACCTACAACTTTGCAGTCAATATCTTGCGCAGCGGCGAGCGTACAAAATACTGTCGTATAAATAGTAAAAATAAGAAGTTTTAAAAACATTATTCGCCTCTGTGCTTAATCAAAAGATAAAATGATAATTTCTGCAAAATCACAGCACTGCTTGTTTCGGTAATAGCTGGAATACCAGATTCCCCATCACCAGCTGTCCGACGTAGATTAGGCGCGCGCAGCACACATCACTTCTGTTTTTTTGATGTACGCAGATCAGGCATGAGAACCGCTTGCCCGCCGCCCGTGGCATCTCCCTGCACCACCTGCCCGATGGTGCTCCCGTTGATCGTCAGCGCGGGTGCGCTTTGCTGGGTGTAGCCGCCGATCATCGCCAGCACCATCGCACGGCCGCGCTCGTCCATGGCTCGGTAACCGCCAAGTAGCGCCGACTCATCAGGCGAGAGCGCACCTCCTGCCTGCCCCGTGATGACGTAGAGAATGTCTGCTCCAGCCTTCGCAAACCGTTCCAGGTAATCAGCGTCAGGGCTTCGCTCCCCAGTCTCATAAAAGCGCTGCGTCTTAGGGGCCACCCCGAGCTGGCTCTGGTTCAGGCCCAGCCGCAGCCGCTCTTCTCGGATTCTTTCGCCGAGCAGTACCATTTGTTCCCTTTCGTATTGACATGAGTACCGTTTGGTACTATTGTTCGCATGTGTCCCTTGTGTCCCTCTAAGTATATCCATGACAACCGTATCCAGCGTCATCGCGTCCATGCCGCGCCAGCGCGTACCGCGCGGCGCAGCCCCGAAAAAGCTGCGCGTTGCCCTGCCGCCGCATCTGCTCGCCCTGGTCGAGCGCGAGGCGGAACGCGAGATGCGCACCCTCTCTGCGCAGGCGGCGGCCTGTATCGCCAAGTACTACGCGCAGCAAGAACAGCAGGAGCCATGAGCCGCAGTCTGGTTCAGCCCTTCCCCTCTGGATTCATTCGATTACTTCGCGTGCATATGTCCACCGTTCAAGACGCCTTCTACGCCAGCTGCCACGACGCCCCGGGTGGGTGCGAATCCCTTGCACCGCGGATGGGCACTTCGCCTGCGGTGCTGCGCAACAAGGCCAACCCGCACAACACGACCAACGTACCCAGCCTGAAGGATGCAGACCAGGTGATGGGTCTGACCGGCGACTACCGCATCCTGCACGCGCTGTGCGCCAACCATGGCCATGTTGCGGTACCGGTAGATGCGCACGGCAGCAGCGGCGATCTGGCGGTGCTCGAGCTGGTGACTCATGTCTGGGCGGCCAACGGCAACGTGGGCGCGGCAGTCGATGCGGCCTTGGCCGATGGCCGGGTCGAGCGGCACGAGCTGAAGAAGGTGCGCAGCGCGATCTATCGTACTCAGCAGGCCTTGCTGAACATGCTGGCCCGGCTGGAAGAAATGGCCGAACCAGACATGCAGGGAGTACGGCCGTGAAACGCAAGAATCGCCGCTTGAATTCGGTCTCCCACCCCACCATCGTGTGCCCGGTATGCGGCAGCCCGGCCCTGGTCTATACCAGCCGGTCAGTGACCCGCAGCACCCGCGAACTGTTTTTCCGCTGCTCAGAGCCCGACTGCGACGCGAGCTTCAGGAGCCTGCTGCAGCACGCCAACCTGATCATCGGTTCTAGGCTCCCCGAGTCAGACCCCCGCCGCCTGCCGCCCGAATCAGACATGCCGAAACTACGCCAACGGCACCCGGCTCAGCCTGACCACCGCCAGCTGTTGCTGCCCGAGTTGCCCGGCGCCGGCTAAGCGCTCCGCCCCGTTCCCGCGTTTTCATTCCAACGCACGCCAGTTTCTGGCGCGCGCGGATCTCCTCACGCCAAAAGAACCTGAACATGGACTCACGCCTACACGCCGACATCTCCTTCCGCCTCGACAGGGACTTCCAGTTCAAGGAGCGGGGCGAATGGCTGCGCGCCGGGCGCTGCCCGAGCTGCGACAGCAAGAGCTTGTGGACGCATGCCGAGGAGCCCTGGGTGCTGCGCTGCGAGCGGCTGAACAAGTGCGGCCAGGAATGGCATGTGAAGGAGCTGTACCCCGAGCTGTTCAACGCCTGGAGCGAGCGCCACCCGGTCACCGACATCGCCCCGCATGCCGCGGCCGATGCCTACCTGCGCGATGCGAGGGGGTTCGATCTGACCCGCGTCAAGGGCTGGTACACCCAGGAGCACTACTTCGACCGCGAGCAGAACATCGGCTCTGCCACGGTGCGCTTCCCGGTGGCCAACGGCTACTGGGAGCGGATCATCGACGAGCCGCACCGGTTCGGTGACAAGAAGGCGAACTTCAAGAAGGGCATTCAGTACGGCCACACCTGGTGGGTGCCGCCAGGTGTGGATCTGACTGCGGCCAAGGAAGTGTGGATCGTCGAGGGCATTTTCGACGCCATCTCGCTGCTACATCACGACCTGGTGGCGGTGTCGGCGCTGACCTGCAACAACGACTGTGTTCAGAGCATCGAGGCCCTGAGCCGGGCCTGCGCCGATGCGGGCCGCGATCGCCCCACGCTGGTGTGGGCGCTCGATGGCGACAAGGCGGGCCGCAGCTACACCCGCAAGCATGTGAAGACCTGCCGCGAGGCCGGATGGGAAGTGACCGCGGCGCAGATCCCGCAGCCGGGCCGCAGCAAGCTCGACTGGAACGACATGCACCAGCGCGGCCGGCTGGACCCGAAGAACCTGGACGACTACCGCTACCACGGCGCACTGCTGGTGGCCGAGAGCGCCGGCAGCAAGGCGGTGCTGATGTACCAGCACGGCGCTGGCAGCACCTTCCCGTTCGAGTTCGAATCCCGGCTGTGGTGGTTCAAGCTCGATCTGGACAAGTACCACAAGGCATCCGAAGCCATTGCAGACGCCGATCCGGATCTGAAGAAGGAAGAGGTCCGCGAGCGCGCGCTGCTGGAGGCGCACGCCGTCGCCGAGATCGCCACCTGCTACCCGCAGGCGCTGTACTACCAGCGTCAGGAGCTCACCGACGAGAGCTGGTACTACTTCCGCGTGAGCTTCCCGCACGGCCCGGAGCCGGTGAAGAACACCTTTACCGCGGCGCAGATCGCCGGCGCCGCCGAGTTCAAGAAGCGCCTGCTCGCCATGGCCTCGGGCGCCATCTACACCGGGAGCACCGGCATGCTGGATGCGCTGATGAAGCGTCAGCTCGCACGTCTGCCGGTGGTGGAGACTGTGGACTTCATCGGCTACAGCAAGCACCCGCACCGCGCCTACATCTTCGGCGACATCGCGGTGCACGCCGGACGCTGGGTAGCCCTCAACGACGAGGACTACTTCGAGCTGGGCAAGCTCAGCATCAAGAGCCTGAATCAATCCGTCGGCCTGCACATCAACACCAAGGCGGCCGAGTTCCGCACCGACTGGGT